GGGGGTACCAAGGCCAACAGCATAGGGCAGATCAATGGTAATCTCTACACCAGTTGTATCAGTTTCGAGAGCAATGACTTCGTAGAAACCATTCACGCCTGTGCCTGTAGCCCATGTCACGTAGACGTCTTGGCCAACCGCCACGGCTGCCGTAAGACCATGAGCACCGGCACTGACCAACTGTACGTCACCACCGTCATCGGCGTATGTTAAAGTCGTGAAAGTCGCTGCAGGTTGGACCAGACTAACGGGCGTCAGGCTACCAAGAACCAAAGCCGGAAAGCTACGCAGCTTCGGTTGAGTACCGACACTATATTCGACTGTAGCATCTTGGTTCTGAATTCGAATGACACGATCCTGAGTATAGGGACCGAATGTCTGAGCGGTGTTAGATAACTCACTGATTTGGGTGTAAGTCCAAGTCCGCGATGGTGAAACACTCTGCAAAAAAACCACAGTTGGCCGACCGCCAACGCTACCAATACTGATCAACTGGCCCGTGGGGATAGTGATATCGACTTGGCTTTTTATCGGGCTTGGTTGGATAAACATGGATCTCTCCTGAAATTAAGCAATGCGATACCACGAGTTTGTGGCTTGATAGAAGCGCATGCGGAAGAAGTCCTGCGCTGCGAGTGTGCTGGGTGCTCCATAGCCATTGGATGCGCCATTGAGCGCCAGCGTGAAGGCTGTGATCTGCTGAGTAGTGGTCACCAAAACCTCAGTGCCATCAGGCACACTAGTGTTCAATGGCAGAGTGATCGTGCCTGCGGCCAAAGTGCCAGCAGGCTGGATGACCATCCATTGCTGTTCGCTGACTGGCGTTGGAACCGTAACATTGAAGCCGGTGCCTGGTGTGTACAGGTTGGTGGCCACAGTAGGTGCTGCAAATGTCTGTTGAAAGTATTGCAGCAACTGCGTGATCGAAACCTTGCGAGCATCGCCATTGTTTGAAACGTAAACCGGCAGGAGGTCACCGCCAGAGACTTGGCTGATGCCTGATAGTTGATTGATTGTTGGCATGATTGTGTTTCCTCAGTTGAATTCGAGTGGGCCGTCTTGACCGGCCAAGACTGGATCGTATGGTCGACGCAAGAATGGGTTGTCGTAGACGCGCCAAGGCTTGTTGCCTGCGCCTGCTGGCATTGTGCCTGGCAGTTGTTGCTCCATTGGCATGGCAGCACGTGATAGCAGGGTGTTGTAGGACTCCTTGGCCGTGGCCTTGGTGTCTGGCATGACTTGCTTGCCATAGCTTGGTGCCAGTTTGATGGCCAAGTTTGTGTAGATGGCCTCGTTAGAGCTGTCAGGAACGTTGGTCTCCTCATCCAGATCGCTGTCTTGAGGACTGGATGGCAGTGGATATCCCAAGCGAATGCCCAAGGCATTCCATGCTGCGATCATGGTGTCCAGCCTGCGCAGGGCAGATTGCAGTTGCTCTGGAGTCAGATCAAAGACGTAGGATGCAAGGCCAATTTCCTCAAAGGCCTGTGCGACGAATTGGCGCTTGGTCCATCCCATGTCATTCTCCTATGTTCTCAGACAATCTATCTTGGATCAATTGTCCCAGTTTTTTGTCTTTTGTGCGACCATCAAAACGAATTCCAAGTTCGGTGGCCTTGGCCTCCAGTTCTTCACGGGTCGGCAATGCATCGTCTTCTGGCACGATTTCCTGTGCTTCTGTTGCCTGTGCTTCTGCCTCGGCCTGCTCACGCAGCAAGCGGTGGTTGATACCATCGATTGGCTTGGATGGCTTGCGTACCTTGACTGGCTTTTTATTCTTTGAGTATCTTGGCATGAGGATGATGTCTTGCATCACTTGGCCTTTCTTTTCATGGGCTTTGCTGTTTTCGCAGCGGCTTTGAAGGCTGCGGCAGTAGGTGCGCCCTTTGTGCCAGGCTTGCGCATGCGCTCAGGCGTTTTGCCTGCGGCCTTCTGGTCTGCAATGCGCTCACGCTTGGCGTGAATGTTGGCATACAAACCGGACTTCATTTCATGGCCTTTTTAGGCGCTTTGCTTGGCTTGCCTGCTGCCTTGGCTGCTTTGGTCGCCACGTTCAATGCGATGGCCACGGCCTGCTTCATTGGCTTGCCGGACTTCTTTTCCATCTTGATGTTCTTACCGATGGACTTGCTCGAATAACCTTTTGTCAATGGCATGGTGTGCTCCTATTGAGAAAGGGGGGCCGAAGCCCCCCAGTTTTTTGGCCAGATTACTGGTTGAACAACAAGATGCCGGACATCTCGGGGTTCTTGTTAACCACACCGAACAGCGTGTCCATACGATACTTGATCGTCATGCTGTTGATGTCGTACCACTTTTGCAAGACCAACTCAATGCCTTGGTCTGTGCTTGCACGCATCACTGCGACACCAGCGTCAGAGGGCACTGCGTAACGGCCAGGCAAGATTTCCAAGGAATCACGCTGCCAGAACACGTTCACAGAAGCTGCGTTGACGTTCAAGAATGTGATGGCGGCTGCATCGGCTGCGATGGCAACTTCCACGTTCTTGTACTGCAACTGAGCGTCTGTTGGGCCTGTGCCACCGATGGTTTGAGCACCGATGATTGGAGGAGTGATGGTCATGGTGTGCCGATCAACAGACACAACACGGAAAGTCTTCAACTGACCAGTGCTTTGCTTAGTGATGTGGTGCACAGCGTAGACTTCAGCGATCTTGAATGCATCGCCAGCAGCAATGCCGGTGGTGCTGTTCACGGTCACGGTCTGGAAGCGGTTGTCCACGTTGATCTGGCCGCCCACAGCTGTGGAAGTGGCTTGAGGAGCGTAGTTCGCTTGTGTGTTAGAGCCGTTTGTGTCGATGGTCTTGCTAGTGCCAGCAGCAGCTGTCAAGCGGTTTGCGTAGTCCATCTTGTAGGTGTCGAAGCCTGCGACCATGCCAACGTAGTTGCGCTCGTATGCCTTGTCAGACTTGGCATTGCCGAACGAACGGCTGGCTTGTGACAAGTTACCGGCCAGACCGTTGTAGTCACGGCTAGACAAAGCCATGAAACGATCATAGTCAGGCACGCCTTGCTCGTTCATGATGGTGTCGCACAAAGAGACATCGTCATAGTCACCAGCAGCCGCAGCGATTGGCACAACCAAAGAGCCGAGGTTTGCAGCAGAACTCATGATGGCAACGTTGATGTCAGATGCCAGCTTTTGCTTGGCGCTCTCACCCAAACGGCCTTCTTGCAATGCATCGCGCAACTCAAGGGCAGTCATTTCCCAAGGCACAGTCTGGCTGTAACCCAAGGTGGCAGGGACAGCCAACTGTGTCATGCCTTGATATTGACCAGCAATGCTATTGCCAGGAGTGCTGGAAATAGATTGGGCAATGTAAGGTTGGGGACGCCAGATGGTGTTGTTGGCGCGTTCCATCATTGTCTGATCTGTGTTGTAGATGTTGACATGACGAGACAAAACCAGCGCGTCTTGGAAGCCTTCGAGGAGGTCTTCAAACGCAACGCGCTCTTCTTTTGAGAAACTATTGGACATGGTATTTCCTTAAAAAATCATTTAGATGAAGCTGCTCGCTTCTGCGCCTTGTACTGAATGACTTTCGTCATGTTTCCAGTACGAGCCGCTTCTTCTCGCAGCCGTTCGAGGGTTGAGTCCACCGCCCCAGATACTCGGCCAGTTCCTGACACGATTCTCTCGGGTGGCGGGGCTGCCTTACGGTTTGTAACTTTCAATTCTTTCTCCAGTTTTGCTACCGCAAAGGCAAACTTTACAGGGTCTTTAATGTCGGACAGCTCTTTGGCTTTCTTTGGGTTCTTTCCGAGCGCGTAGATGACGAGTGCAGGATTATCCGCACCTTGGAGCACCACGCCTTGCTGGGTGATGTTGAATAACTCTTGGGCCACGGCCTCAGCGTCTTCAAAATCTTTGACTCTCAACTCGGCTTTCGCCTTGCCGTAGCCATCCAGTTTGGCTTGCCATGCTTTTTGCTGATTCATAACTTCAGCTTCTTGCTTGGCGTGGGCTTCATCGGCTTGTCGCTTGCGCTCAAACCAATTGGCCAGTGCTTGCTCGAATTTGTCAGCGTCATAGTCGTATTCTTCGAGGCTTGGCTTCTTGCCTAGCACGACCGGCTTGGTCTCAGTCTGTGCGGTGCTTTGCAGCTTTCCTTGCAGTTCACGGTTTTGCCGTTGCAATTCTCTGTTCGTCTTACGCAGCTCGCGCACCCATTCAGGCGCGTGAGTCTGTTCTTCGGGAGGTGGCGCTTCCTCACCAATGGATACGATCACCTCGTCGCTGTCGCCTTCGCCATCTTCGGTGCTCTGGTCATCGCCCTGGTCATCGATGGATTTTTGCTCATCGGTGGTTTGCTCAGTGCTTTGATCATCGTCCTCAACAACAATGGTGTCATCGTCTTGGTTTTCTTCTCCTGATACTGCCTTTGTGTTCATCTTCTGACCCCATCAAACTCACCCATTAGAACGGCTGGGTGGATGCCGTTTATCACATTCTCTCGCTTTTTCATTCATCTTACAACTGGTTGAACGATCTGGCCTTGCAAAATTTGTTGCACTGCCTCTGCATTTGTGAGCGCCATGTTCTGTGCGGTCTCGTCGACCTTGCCCAAAGTCTCCAGCGTTTGAGCGCGTTTGAGTTCTGCGCTGGCCACGGTTTCGACGGTGTCGGCTCTGGCTTTGGCTGCTTTGGCAGTTTCATTCTCAGCTGCGGCTTGCAGGTACATGGCATTCGGGTCTTGCGGCTCGCCCTGCATTTCGGCCATGAGTTCTTCGGCTTCCATGTCGGTTGGCTTGACCACGCCCATGCGCAAGAGCTTCTTGCGGAAGTAGGAATTGGCATCGCTGATGCCCTCGCCTTCCATGTTCATCATGGCCATTGCGGTCAGCACTTGGGCTGTCTCTGGGTCTTGGGTGATCTGGAGCATGCCGGTCAGGGCGCGAACAGTTGCCTGGCGCTTGGTGCTGCTCGATGGGCCGACATCAGCGATCACATCGAAGGTGGCACTTCTCAGATCGTTTTCCATGACCACTGCGCCAGTTTCCTGATCAATGCTTGGCTTCATCAGCTCGACCATGCCAGCCTCGCCAGTTGGCGCGATGGTCTTCATCTTGCGCTTGTCTTCGGTGTAGATGTCGCGTGCCATCGAGAGCCAGATTTCACCGCATCGCTTCATGCCCTTGGCAAAGTTGCTCATGTAGATGAAGGCTTGGCCATCGACTCGGGCCTGAATCATCTCCACGGCCTTGCCTGAGATGTTGCTGACCATCTTGTCAGCACCAGCTGGATTGCCCAAGATGTCTTGCATGTCGGTCTCGGTGATCTGCAAGAGCGCGGCCATTGCCGGTGGGATGGCTGCCGATTGGTGTAGGCCACAGGGCCGCTGACTGCCTGGTTGCCATTCTGGTCTGTGATCGGGTTGATCAGCAGGTACGGATAGTCCTTGAGGTTGTCCTCAGCCCACATGACTTGGTGGCCAGCGACCTGCTCAGGCGTGAGGATTGGCTTCTCGACGGAGGACAAGGCGCTGATCTCACCCAGCTTCGAAAGCTGCATGTTCTTTAGGCGCTGGGCATCTTTGGCCAAGCGCACATGGCCCATGCATCGCTCGACGTTGTCGACAAACCAGCGTTTGCCATAGACGACCACGATTGGGATGCACTTGCCTGCAATGTAGCCTGCATCTTCGAGCACCTTGCCACCGGACATGATGTACTTGTGCACGCGCTTGGTCTTGATCCTGCGCTGGCGCACCTCGACTGTGCCGATGGCTGCCAGAGTTTCCTCAAGCATTTCGTCCTTGGCAAAGTCGGCCTGGGTGTAGCGTTCTTCCTCGCCTGTGATGGTCTGGAAGATGCGGATGGTCTCGGTCTTTTCCTCGACCTTGTAATACTCGGCCACATAGACCACATCGGGTGTGCACCAGTCGAATTCGTACTGGTGGATGATCTTTGGCCAGTCTGTCGGGTCATCACCCCATGTGTCTTTGTATGCCTGGCGCGTCATCGATGTGACGACAAAGCAGAACTTGGCATCGGACTTGTCTTGGCGTTTGGCACCGAGGTCAAAGAATACCGAGCTGTCAGCATCAAAGATCGGCTCGATGCGGATGCGTTGGCGGTCGTCCTCTGGGTCTTCCTCGTTTTCGTAGACTGTGCGCAAGCGCCATGCACCAATGCCACCACCGACCGCTTCCTCGAAGGCGTTGTCGTAGGCTTCATCGGCCACCGATGCCTGCTCGTCTGCTCGGTAGAGGCCATCGCAGACCTCGGCCAGCTTGTCGTTCTCAGCGCCATCTTTGGAGACGAAGTCCACCGTGATGCGGTTGTTTCGGTATTCGTTGACCACTCGGATCACGGCCAG